CCATTTCCGTAAAGAATCCTTCCGAATATGCTGGACAAACTTAAAAAGGCTCCGGGGCTTCCGGTTATGGGATTTCCGCGCCAGATGTAACAGGCGGAATTGGAATAAGCCGCCCATCCAAAATACACTGGGTATCTTCCATCCTGATAATAATATCCATTTGCAAATGGGTCGCCAGCCCCACTCACAATCAAATAAGATTGCCCAAGAGAAATCGAAGCAGCCGTATTTGATATTATTAAACCCGGAATTGGATCGGAATTGGTAGTGAACGAGTTTTGCTTGACGCCGATGGGGGTCTGCGCCAAACAAGCGACTGACAAAAATAGCAATGTGAAAAATTTTTTCATTCGTCAAATCCAATGACAACTATGGTTTGATTTGTGTCTGACGTGTTGGAATCTGAATATGTGAATCCAGTCAGCCCGTTTGCTGTAACAGTTCCGTTTGCAATCGAGCCGCCAGTATATGCCTTGAGCGATGTTGGCGCTATAAGCAGGGAAGATGCCCATATTATATTCGTCGAAAACGTTGAGAACGATGCGGGCGTTTTGAATGACGCAGACTGCCACGCCGGATTGCTTTGACCACCAGCCGTTGAACTTATTGTTGCCATGATGCCGGATGCGTTTGTCGCCAATGTAATCTGGATGCTTGTTCCCGCCGCAACCGAAGTCACAGCGTTCGTCATCAGTAAAAATTGGTTCGTTCCAACATTCGACCAGTTTGTAAGGTTCACGCTGGCCGGTTGAAATCCGGCTATTGCACCACCCCACGATCCAAGAGTGGCCGTAATTACGCCGTTATTCGTTGAAAAAGTGGCGGTCATGTTGGATGAAACCATGATGCTTCCGATAAAAGATTGATTCGTTTGCCAAGTTTGTCCGATGGCGATTGCGTTGGCCGATATTGCCGTTTGAAGCGTATTACTTTCATAACTTAATAGGGTTGTTAAAACGTAATTCAGCAGCGTGACTTGAAGTGAATTTGTGGTTTCATAACCCGCAAGAATTGACGAGGGTGAATAGCCTTGTGACATTACAAAATTCGTAGTTGCAAGCCCATTCGTCACCGAAGATGTCACAAATCCACCTGTTATCGAGTTGACATAATTTGTCGTTGCCAAACCATTCGTCACAACTTGTGTGACAAACCCGTTCGTTGCGGATTGGACATAATTTGTGGTCGCCAGTCCATTCGTTATTGATGCCGTCACAAATCCATTGGTTGAAGGAATGGTCGGAGGATTGGTGATATTTAGATAATTTAGACTGCTTGCAGGGGTCAGGTAATTCCCAGCGGGTTGATATGTCGCCGCAGCGGTTGAAGCCGACAGAAGCCCATTGGTGTAAGGCTCCGCATTGGTATAATCATTGATCGGGGCAACATAGGTGTTCCACGAAGATGAGTTTGTGGTGAACGCGCCGTAACTGGCAAGGGTCGTCGCATTGAGGTTAGTCACGTTCACATTGTTTGTTCCGGTTGCCGTTAATGAAACAGTGATGCCGGACGGCGATGGGAATGTTGCAATAACAATACCGCCGCCATTTTGGATGGACACAACCACGTTGCTGCCAAGCTGCGTCTCATTATTTGTCGCAGCCGGTGTCAGATAGCCGGATGGGTTGTTTGAATAAATAGAATTGGCGATGTTTGTTGCGGCGGGAAGTGTTGCCAGCCCGTTCGTTATGCTGGCCGTCACAAATCCGTTCGTCTTGACATTGACATCAGTGATGGTGTCCAGACCATTTGTAATCGAGGCCGTCACCAGCCCGTTTGTCGCCGCGTTAAACACGGCAATCATGTTTGTCTCCAAGCTGTTTGTCGCTGTAATCAACTGCATGGCGGTAACGAGGTTTGCGGGGACGTTTGTTTGCGCGTAGTTCAAGGCGATGCCATACCAGAAAAATGCGGAGCCAATGGGGTCGGCGTAGTTTATATAATTGTTCGTGTCCAGCCCACCTGCGTTCTCAATAACTCCCGGAGTTAGAGATGCCTGTATATTGCCCTGAATCGCGCCGTTTGCGATGTTCGTAGCAAGAGCTAACACATTAGCATCGGTGTTCGTGGTGAACGAGTTGTAATAAAATTGAGAACCGAATACAGACAATCCGCAAACAGTAAGCAGTGTGGTGATGAAGTTTCTCATATCCATGAATTTGTTGGTGTGTTCCAGTTGTAAAGCGTCAACGTGTCCAGGTCGTAATACATTCCCGCGCCATTGGCGGGTTTTTGCGTTGTCGGTGTGCCATGATCGGAAAGATAGTCCTGACCGAGCGTATTTGCAACAACGCCGCTGCCAGTCGCCGTTGGATCGTCTCCCCAATAACCCGCCGGATTCCAGAAGGTTATCGCCTGATTAGTGTAATCCCAATACGTTCCGGCGTTTCCGGCTGGCGTTGGCGTTGCCAACGTTGGCGCGCCCGAACCGGAAAATGCCTGCCGTCCAGCGACAATCGAAAATGTTCCGGTCGGTATAATCCCGCCATCCCATTGAGTTCCAAGCCAGAGATAAAATTCCTTATTCAATGCGTCGAAATAGATTCCAGCAACGTTTGATGGATTCTGATTTACGGGAGGCCCATTTCCGGCAAAAACTTGTTTCAGGATAACCGTTGGTATGACTGCTGGCGCTGGCGCACTGACGATTGGCTTTGCAAACTCACTTTCAGGAACAACAGATGCCTTTACCATCATGCCAAGAAAACGAGCCGAGCCGCCAGATATAGTGACGCGAACTTGAAAATCATATCCATCCCTGTTTTGTATTCCAGAAGTGGAATTTGCACTTCCAACCGGCACTCCCAACCCGGCGCGATTCTTATACGGACTTTTCAGGTTTGTATTGTCCACCGACCATGAATACCACAGATGCCAGTTCTGGTCGTAATCTGGCCTGAACTCAACCTTGAACGTCGGACTTCCAAGTATGCTGTCAAAATAAATCTCGCCGTCCTCAAGTTGGAAAAGATTGTATTGACCCTGCTGTTCGTTCAAATCAAACAGGATGGGTGATTCAAATTGAAGTGTTGCTGGCGAAGTTCCTTTTATATCCTGACCCTCCGCGCTAGTCATCATTTCAGAAACCCCAATGGTTGATCCATTCGACGTGAATACAAAGTTTCTGATTTTGTTTCCGTAAATCCCCGTAACGAATTGAAGCGCGTTCAATCCATTCCAAACACCCTCCCAGACGGAAGGTGATTTTGATTGAAGGTTGCTGATTGTGTCCGTGTTGATGACAACGGCGTTTTGGAAATATACTCCGTTGGCTCCATTGACCGGCGATGTCCCAAAAATAATCCTGCCGTCAAAATTGCAGGCTGTCGCATGATGAATCAATGTCGTGTCATCCTGATCCAAAGCGCGCCGAACTTCATTGCTGCACGGAGTCTGATTCCATTTGTAAAAATCCAACGAGGCAATTGTCATGGAACGAATCCCGTCTGGCGACCGAAAAAGAACATCATCATTTGCAGCGATGCAACAATCATTAGACACCGCCCCAGAACCGATAAGCGAAGTGGTGACAATTGGATAGGTCAAGGATGCCCATGTCGTTATGTCGGCTGGCGCATTGACGCTAAAAACGCATTGTGGCGTTGAAACCTGCAATGGCCCCTGACCAAGAGATACATTCATTGTCGGAGGAATGAACATTGCCCGAATCTGTCCGTAATTTCCGGGGATTGAAAATGTTCCGCCATTTGACAGCAGCGTGTTCTGCATGGTGTAAAGGATGGCGTCGAGATAGTTATTCGCCCCCGTCCCGCTTGAACCGCCAACAATGTCGCCAGCGACAAATTGCGTTCCGTTGGGAAGCGTTGTCCATAATCGTCCCTGACTATATGCCCACGCCTTTCCGCAGGGGATTCCAATCAGAGATTGCAAGACGCAATTTGCAAGGGCGGTTCCTGATATTACGGATTGATTCGTCAGTGAATAGCTCGCAACGCTGCCGGGGGCTGGCGCACTTGAAATGGTGCATTGATAATTTGAACCCGGACTTGTTGAGTTTGTCCCAACAAAAACCGTCGCGCCCTGTGTTGACGATGATGGATAAGATGTGTTGTTCTGGAATGTAACGCCGTAAGGTGAACTTGCGCCAGTGACACTTGCAATCGTCCCAATAGGTGAGTAAGAAATGGTCGGCGTTGCGGACTGAATTTGATATTGAAGAACGATTCCTGTGATTTGAGAAAGACTTCCGTTCGGATCGGATGGCAATTGCGGCGTAAATCCACTCTGTGTAATCATCGAGTTGGTAATCGGAGCGGAGGTCACTGTGGTCGTTCCGACAAATTGCGGAGCGGTTCCGTATGGCGCGCCGTTTTGAATCCGGTATTCATTAACAGTGACAACGGCCACCAATGAGCCGGCAACAAAATTTGAAGCGTTGGCTATTCCGTAAGCCAGTCCTCCGTCTGAAATGGATGGAGCGGTTGAATATGGTCCGGCATAACTCACATTCGCCGGGGTTCCGCTTCCGATTGAGTAGGTCGTATTTTTTAGATAAACAACATCGCCCACACTGAATATGTGCGTTCCAACCGTGTTTAGAATCGCGTTGTAAAAACCGGCTGGAGGAAAACCCAGAGCCATCATTCCGAGATACGCCCCTGTCGCGCCGGAATATACGGCCACGGCTTTAGGAGTCGTGGTAGTCGGGGCGGTGCTGAAATCGGCAGCCGTAACAGGAAGAATCTGACCAATGGCAGGAGCAACGGCTGCTGTGGCGTTAAAAACTCCTATTTGAGTCTGGCTGGAAAGTGACCGAAAGGATTTGTTTCCATCAAACACCAGGGGATTTGGTGTCACGCCATCTTGGACAATCAGATAATTTTCAGCCTGACCAAGCCATGCCTTCGTGGCCGTTGACGAATTCAAATCCGGCACTCCGCCGTTATTGATTGTGTATTCGACAACCGCCATGAATCCCAATGATGGGGCGTATGCTCCTCCAACAATCGCGTAATCTGGGGTAAATCCAAAAAGCCGTCCGCTGATGAGTGCGAACATTGTGCCGGCGGGAAGAATGGAAGCCTTCGTTGGATTGTAAAAAGTCGCCCCCAAGAAAAGGCCGTTCATCACAAAGTTGACGACTGTCCCTGTCCCGGAAATGATTCCAACCCCGCCATCGCTCAAGTTGTAATTGAGGATTCTCGGTCTCGGATTGACATATCCACCGCGAACAGTTCCGTTGACAAGCCATGCGAGCTTGTTTTTCGGTAGAAGATGCGGATCAATCCCGGCATCCACACCGCCAAGAAATCCCCCGATAAAATCCTTCAAAAGTATGGGTGGCGTTTTAGCCATTTGTTCCTTGAATAACTAGCACTTGTCAAACACCAATGCAAAGACTATTTTTCAAATCATGGCCGACCAATACAACGCGGACGAGATTGCGCTGGCAAATGAATTTGACGCCATCCGCCGAAACTACGGAAAGCCCGGCGTGGTTGAACATTATCTCAAGGCGCATAAACTGCTTTGGCCGGAGGATGGTCAGCACCGCTGGCTCGTTCTGGGGTTGACACGGATTTGTGAGAACAAGGTAACTTGTTTCCTTGGGGCGGCTTCAACAAATAAGACCTATATTTTCACCGTTCACGCTCTCATCAATTTTTGGGTGTTTCCGCACACCTCGCTTGCAATCCTTTCGACCACGGACATAATTTCTTTGGAACGAAAGGTGTGGGGCAGGCTGAAAAAGATGTTCAACCGGGGTCGTGAAAGATTTCCGTGGCTGGAAGGCTTCGTGCTGGACTCAAAAAGACAAATTACGCCTGATAACATTGATGGCAAAAACGAAGTTGCCCGCACCCTAGATCACGGCATCGGAACGGTCGCCTGCGTGTCTGGAGGAAGATTCGTCGGCATGGGAAAGTTTCAAGGTTCAAAGCCGCCAAACTCTCCGGGTAAAAATGACGGGATAATGGTTCATTACGGAGACGAAGCGGCAGTGATGGAGTCATCGTTTTTGGACGCCTATGCAAATTGGATGGTCAATGACGGTTTCAAGGGTGTCATGGGCGGAAATCCAACTGATATTTCAGACCCGCTTTGCACCGCCGCCGAACCGAAGGGCGGATGGGATTCTTTTGTGGATACCGGCAAAACGCAAGAATGGACTTCACGCTGGTATGATGCCCACGTTGTAGCCTTCGATGGACGCGACACTCCAAACAATGACGAACCAAAAAATCGCTATCCTTATTTGATAACGCAGAAGTTTATTGACCTGATGGCGTCAACACACGGGGTTGATTCGTGGCAGTATTTCCAACAGGCGATAGGAAAGCCGTCAAAAAACATGGTATCCAATCGCGTCATTACCATCGGATTATGCGAGAAGCACAAGGCTTTTGATTATGTTGCGTGGAAGGGGACATCGAGAACTAAAATTTATGCGCTTGATCCCGCTTATGGCGGCGGCGACCGATGCGTTGGCGGCGAGTGTGAATACGGCGAGGACAAGGATGGAAATCAGATTTTTGCCGTTGGCAGTCCTGAAATAATTCCAATCCGATTGAATGATTCTCTGGACGCCGAATCGCAGATTGCCGCTTTCATTTTTAATCAACACAAACGACTGAACATTTCGCCGGAAAATATCTTTTACGACTCGTTTGGACGCGGCACGTTGGGAGCGGCATTTGCAAAACTGTTCGGATTCAACTGTCCCGTTCCAGTGGATTCCGGCGCACGGCCAACAGATAGACCGGTTCGGTTTGACCTTTTTGTGGACGAAAAGAACGGAATGAAACGGCTCAAAATGTGCAACGAGCATTACTCAAAGTTTGTGACCGAGATGTGGTATTCAACGCGGGAGGCGATTGAATCCAATCAAGTCAGAAATCTTCCAATGAACGTGGCGCAGGAGGGTCAGTTGCGCCTTTTCAAAACTGTCATGGGAAACAAAATTGAAGTCGAGTCGAAGGATGACATGAAGGAGCGCGTAAAGAAAAGTCCAGACCTTTACGATTGGTTTGCGGTTGCGTTGGAGGGCGCACGCCGCCTTGGATTCAAGATTGAGCGTATTGGCCGCGAAGTTGCCTCATCAAAACAGGAGGAAGATTGGTTTGACAAGGAAGCAAAGGAATGGCATGATGCAATTCATGCAGGTCTTTTAACTCATTAGTTATGTATATTTTGAAATCCTATGAAAATCCACTGCCGAACAATTATGTGTTCACCCAAACTACCGGCATCGTCCACCAATTTGCGGCGTCACCCATCATTGATGAAGTGGTCAAAGCTGTATCCGATTTTCGCATCGCCAACAATCTTCCGCGCGCCAGTCTTGCAGAAACATTGGAGGACGTTGACCGGTTTAACTGTGCCGTCAGAAACAACGACGAACGATGGTGCTGGAACTGCCTTGGAACTTTTGAAAGCGTCCGAAAAAACCACAGATTCATCACGGCGTCATGCCTCACTTGCGGGACGCCGGTAACACAAAACTGATTTTATGAGTGATTGGACAGAACCATCAAAAGTTTTAGACACAATTCGGGCTGGCGATGAAGCTGAGCAGGATCGCGGGAAAAACCGCGTCCTGATAAACCGCGCCGCCAACAACGAACCGCTGATTGACGAGGATGAGGCCGAGCGTTTGGGCATGAAGATTTACAATCGGTGGGGCGAGTTTATGAACGCCCTATCCCATGCCCGGCGTCAATATGTCACCAACTTCACTTCGCAGGATACTTACTTCACCGTCTCGGTTCCCAAAGCCCCGGAAGAAGTCCGCGCTGACTGGGGGGATTTAATCACGGAAGCCATCAACGACATAATGAAGGAGGGAGACCATGAACTTGATTATTTTGAAGTTCACCGCTCGAAGTGGTCTGGCGTCGTTTCGCATGGCATTGGCCCGATGATGTGGGAAGACAAATACGCATGGCTTCCGCGTTACGTTGCCAATGAAGATTTACGGGTTGCTACGGACACAGAATTGAGTTTCCGAAACCTGACTTGGTTTGCCGTCCGCATCGCCTACACACCGGGAGAACTGTCGCGCAAGGCGTTTTCAAAAGCCAACAGCAAGTTCAAGTGGGACACAAAGGCTGTTGCCGCAATTTTGAAAAATGTCACGGAGTGCAACAGCACGATGGCGGAAAATAATTACGACTGGAACACCGTGCCGGAAAAGTTCGAGGAAATCCGAAAGCAAAACGCGGGTTACTGGTCTGGTGATGCCATGCCGACAATCAATCTCTGGCATTTCTATCACGAGGACGACGACGGAAAATGGCGTTTGAAGGTCGTGCCGGAAAACACCACATCCGGCGCAACGCCAGAAACCGACGATGCTTTCATCTGCCAAAGTGAAGGGCCTATGGCTGACACATGGCGCAACATCATTCACGTCCAGTTTGGAGATTTGAACAATAAGGCTCCGTTCCTTTATCATTCAGTTCGCTCGCTTGGATTCGCCCTGTTCGAGCCGTGTTACTGGACGGATTACACCCGCTGCCGCCTAGTGCAGCACACGCTTGACCAGTTCAACATCCTGCTCCGCATCTCCGACCCGGTTGACCGGGCGAGGGCGCAAGTCCAGGTGTTTCAAAATCTCGGAATCGTCAAGCCCGGAGTGTCCATCATTCCCGCCGCCGAACGGCATCAGGTTGACGCTCAACTCATCGAAAGCGTAATGGCGCAGACGAAGCAGCTTCAAGCCGAGGCGTCAACGGCCTACACGCAAGGCATTGATAACGGCACGGCACGGGAACAGACCGCGTTTGAAACAGGCGTCAAAGTTCAGCAGAACAACGCCATGCTTTCCGGCCTGATGCTTGTCGCTAGAATTTATGAGCGCGCTGCCGCGAAAGAAATCTGTCGCCGCTTCTGCCTTAAAAACTCGGATGACGATGATGTTTTGAAGTTTCAAAAAGCCTGCAAGGATTCCGGCATACCGGACGCATGGATGGATGTCAGCAAGTGGCGAGTGGAAATCACCATGCCGCTTGGTGGTGGCAATCCTACAATGGCAATGGTTGAGGCGGAAAACGCCATGAAACTACGCCCAATGCTCGATCCATCTTCACAGTCTGATGCCTTACATGACGCCGCCGTGCAGATGGTTGGATCGCGTCGCGCTCGCCGCTGGATTAAGCGCGATTCAAAAGCTGTGTCCACCGCCGCCAATGCCGCCGCAAACGCCTTCCCGCTGATGATGCTCGGTATGCCGCCAGCCATCCCCGAAGGACTCAATCCGATTGAGCAGATTCAAACCCTGCTCCAACTCGCCATGCAATACATCAAGAAGATTGAGATGACGACCAAGATGGCAAAGCCGGAGGAACTCATCGGGCTGCAAAATGTTTCCGGTTACATCGGCAAACTGGTTCAGGGGATGCAGGGCGACACCGGCAACGAGCCGAAGATGAAACAGTTCGCCCAGGCATTGAGCCAGTTGAACAACGAAATCAAAAAGTTGCAGCAGCATCTTCAAATGCAGATGCAAAAACAGCAGCAGCAAAATGGCAGCGCCGACATCCAGCAGTCCATGATGGAGACACAGGCCAAGATTGCCGCCAAGAACGCCGAGACGCAGCAGAAATTGAAGGCGAAGGAACTGGCCGACATACAGAAACGACGCCACAAGGACGCTGGATTTGTTGCCGACCAACAACGTCAGAATTTGAAGGCTGCGGCTGATACTGTCAGACAATCCAGACAACCGCTCGAAAGGGAATAGCGCCAGATGAAGGACGCTTCGCCATTTTTGAACCGCTCAACCGTTCCGGTTGAAATCAGGGACATCCCGCTCGCCGTTGCGAAACTGATTGCAAAGAAGCCGCCCATTAAACGCGAGCCAAAGCGATTCAAAGCAAAACTGCCATGAAAATAATGATTGAAACAATTCCGAACACCAAACAGCGTTATCCTACATCCGGCGATTGGAAAATCGAGCCGGATGGAGTGATTCATATTCTCATCAGCGAGGAAGTCGGTGAAGATTCGGCTTTTCTAATAGCCCTGCATGAGATCGTGGAACAAAAACTTTGCGCCATGCGCGGCATCACCCAGAAATCTGTGGATGAATTTGACATCTCCTTTGAAAAAAATCGCCAGTCTGGAGACGACAGTGAACCCGGCGATTCTCCATTTGCCCCATACAAAAAAGAACATTTCTTTTCCACCACCATCGAACAGTTGATGGCCTCTGAAATGGGCGTGGACTGGTTTCAGCATTGCGACCGAATTACCAACCTGACATGAAGGACGCAAAGGACATCGTTTGTTTATGCGTGGACGCCGGCCTGTTCATCCACGTCGCCCG